CATCTAGATTATCTTTAATATCTGGATATGCTGCAAAGCTACTGTAATTTTGTGATGCAATTTCTGGTAGTGTATTTCGTACTGCACTCCAATAAGAATCATTATGTTTTACAATTTGACCTGTAGAGTAAGCAGTTGCATTATTCCAAGGACCTACTAGATTTGTTTTTATTTCTGTATCGTCGGGACTGCCAACAGCAATATATTTGCTGTCTGGAGATATGGCAACAGCTTTACCAAAACTATTACCATTAGATAAATTAGATTGTTTTTCTATTACACCTTCTAGCTGCATAGCAATAGAATCTGTGCCTCGAGCATAAACTTCAACAGTTCCATCTAAAGGAGAACCTGCAATTGTTATTGTATTTCTTTTATCTGTATCATAATCTATTGCCCATGCAGTTGATCCTTCATCATTATCAAAATTCCAAACTTTTCTATAATTTTCATATTGACGTTTGTATACAGCCCAATTATTGTTAACAGAATCTATCCAGACAGTTGCATCTTGCAAATCTGAACCCATAACAGTTGCTAATGCTGATATTGTTTCAAATCTATGAGAAATAAATTTTCTTATAGGTAAAAATTCTATAGTTATATCGTCAAGTACATTAACGTATACACTATTATTCTCGACCTTTTTAACAGTTCTAAGAACTTCTGTACTATCTGTTGTGGGGATTATAAAAATATCATTAACTGATAATCCATGTGCATTATCAAAGTTTAATCTTGTTTGAACACCATCTTCTACTGCTGTAAATGTTAAACTAGTATTTTCTACTTTTACTACATCCCAAGTATTATTTAAATTGTTTCCAATCCAAATATAATCATCTAATTGTAAATCAGAAGCAGTAAGTGTTAACAAATCACTGTAGTTAGCAATTTCATACTTTACATCATCACTATGTACATAACCTGCTGTTGCTATTACTTCTTTAGGCGAAGTAGCATGTACTGGAAATACTGATGCAGGGTTATAATCGTTGTCTGACAAATAGACATCATCTTTAGATTGTCTGTAAATTAAATCTAAATTAGTGCCGCTATCACGGTTTACCAATTCAATAGGTTGAGGCGACAATTGAAATTTCTTTTCGTCTAATACAAATTCAGTTTCTTTTATGCCATCAATAGCGCCGTATGTACCTGCGTTAAATGCCCATTCTTCGTAAAATTCTAAACTATTTGTACTTGTTCCTATACTATCAAACAATTTAGTTAAAGCGTTTAGTGATCCTTTTTCTTTAATGTATCCTTGATAAAACTTATATTGTGTTACATCATCTTTTAGAATATTTTCTAAATAACGTCTTTTTTGGTATCCTATTAAATGCTGTGCAAGTCGTTGTTGTTCAACATCAAAATTATCAGTATCTAAATCGTAAAAATCAGCAAATTGGTTTGCTTTGTATTCAAAGTTTGGAAACATTCCAGGTTCTGGTTTTTTATCAAGTATAGTCCATGTATCTAAACTAAAATTAGTAACACCCGGTGCATGTTGTTTAGCAACATAATAATATTCTTTATATTTTACAATAGTACCGATTGTATAATCAGTATTAGGTTCCCAATCATAACAAATTGGGTCATCTATTATAAATCCTGGAACGTTTGTGCTGCCGTCCCAATCGCTTGATCTATATCCTAAAACTTTAATACGTTCTTGTCTATACCCTGGTGCAGGATTATAAATTACATCTTGAAATATAGTTGTATTATCAAGAGTAACAATATGCTCTTTTTGTGTTAAAGGAAGTTTAGCAAGATAAATTCCTTCTGCTGTATCTTTTGGTTGTAGTATAAATTCTTTTTCTATTCTGCTATAAGAAAGGTTAGCTGGATTAATCGGCTTGCCGTTACTGTTAAGAGGAACTGTAGAATACAATTCGTTAAAAATATTATCAACAATAAAGTCTTCTTTATAAAACTTTAAAGTTTCAGCAGCCGGGCTTAATGTAATAACACTATTTTCTTGCCAGTTCTGAGTAGTCCAGAATAAAAAGTCCTTTATACTCATACGCCAGTTTTGTACTGTTTCTGTTTCAGGATTAAACGATTCAAATATAAATCCGGATTTTTTAAGATAATATTCGTAACCAGCTAAAAAGTCTATTACTTCTTGAATCGATGCATACGTTGTGCCATAATCAACATATGAAGGCTGAGTGTTAAACTCTCTAGCAATTGTTGCTGATACTCCACCAACAATCGGAACTTCAGAAATTACTACATACAACGTAGTATCAAATGTTTCACCTGATGTGTGATCTGCTTTTGCTCTATAAAATCTTCCTTCATATCTTATTAAATTACCTTGTAAATATGTTTTACCACTATTCCACTCAACAAAACTTTCGCTTGTGCCGCCTTCACTAATAACAAGATCTTTATTACTTGATATAGGAGTATGTATTGTAAACACAGGGTTAAATCTGTCATATCCTCTTACAACAAACCCTGCTTGTTGTTTTTCGATAATCACACCACTGTATGTTGCAATATCAAATGCTGTACTTTTGTTTAAATGAATACTGTAATTTTCTGTTGGAACAAAAACATTTCCTTCATTTAACGGAGTTCTTGAATCTAAAATTAAATTAAATTTATCTTTATTTGTAAATCCTGCAACTCTAAGTCCTAGTTTGTTTTCTAACCCTTTAAAAGTTTCTTGATATTGTGCATAAGATGTATTAACATTACTATGAATTAAGTTTGCAACAAAGTTAACTAGTCCGGCGGTCTGTACTCTTGATAGATCCGAAGTTGAATTTGGAAATAGTAAACTCTTTAATGTAATACGTTTATTAGTATCACCGTATACTAGCTGTCCTGCAAAGTTTCTACTTATTCTACTTCTATCAAACCCTATTCCAAAAACATGCGCAGGTCTGTTTATTATTAAACTTTTTATTAATGCATACGGATAATCTGAACTTCTTCTCCAAGCACTTTCAATTGGAGCTAAATCACCAAATTTAAACTTAGTCTTAATTAATGTATTACTAAAGTTTTTAATATATCCACTGTTTAACGGAGTTTGTATTTTACCTTGCGATGTTGCAGGTGGAAAAGATGCTAATCCTGGTCTTGCAAATTTTTCACGCACAACTAAAGGCTTGCCTGGCTCTCTAACAAATCCTTTTTCAAGATCTGACCACATTGGAATGTTATCACTTGTATAAGGTGCAGGACCGTACACTTTATTCCACCAGTTAGGCTTAATACTAAATCCTAAAATTTCCCAAGGATGTGTATGAGGACGATCTGTATCATATGCATCTTTATAAATACCTCTCCAAAATCCTAACAATGGAGTGTCGCTCGGACTTGTACTTGCAAAATAATTAAATGTAAATGCATTAGCACTTGAATAAAAATCATTATTAGTATAATCTGGATTGCCTACAAGTCCTAACCAATCAATAAAATCATCTACATATGCATTATCAATTTGTTGATGATTAAATTTAGTTTTTCTAAATTCGCCGCCTACATAATCATATATGTTAAAAATACTTTCGTCGTACTTAACTTTAATGTTATTGTAAATACGCATTTCTAGTTCAAGTAATAAGTTATCTCTAAAATCATTATATCCAATTCTTATACTTCCGTCATGACCTTGGATAACAGTTTGAGGTTCTAAATATGTTTCATCTATATAGATACTAGGAACATATGCTGGATATAATCCTAATTTACTAGGTGTTGGAGGAATAAAACACCCATCAGTATTACTATATTCACAAATAGTAAGTATATCATCATACGCTACAGTATAACCATCTTGTAGCACAACAAAGCCGTCATCATTAAATGTATAATCTTGCATATATGCTAGTTGAACATTATTATGATATACGTTTACACTTCGTATACTAAGTTCTGTTAAATTAAATTTTGTGTTTAACGGATAAAATCTATTATTTGTATCAAATACTGTATGATCAGTTGAATAACATGGACCATACCCTAACATATCACTAAAGAAGAACGGCATAGAATTATTTTTATTGATATTGATAGCTTCTAACACTTTATCAACATGTTCTTTTACATCGCCGTCCCAGCCTAAATTATTTGCAACATCTAAAAAGTGTCTTTTAAATTTTCCGTATTCACGTTTGTTAAATTCTATTGCAGTAATAATATTAGCACTTTCATCATTTAAATGAAAATTTGCAAAATTAATAGGCGCACTATGTTGTACAAAACGCTTACCGTGTTTAGCAACTAGTCCTGCATCTCTTAATTTACTTACACCAGGAAAATTACCTTTAAGCTCAAGCTCTTCAAAAATTGTTGATACATGATCATTCATTTCGCCAAATGTAAATCTCTCAATATTAAAATTATCAGGATTGTTTGATAAATTAATAGGTGTTTCATAATGACCATTGTCATTTTTAGGTGAAGCACTATGAGTTTTTATTAACACAATATCATCTTTAGTTGCAGGGGTACTAAGTATAACATTTGCAGTATTGTTAATTGATGTAATTGTATAATCAGTTATAAGTTTATTATTTTTGTATACTCGTGTCCACAAATCAGATATGTTTGCACTATTATCATAAACATCTATAGGAAATATAGTTTGTAAATCTTCTGCAATAGTCTGATTTATTACCGGCTGTCTACTTAGATAAGGTGCCTTTTCCCAAGCATTTTTATATTCAAAAGTATCACGGCCGTGATATTTTCTAATTAACAAATTATCTGTTGACACAGTTTGTTGAATATTCCTTACAGTATATTCTATAGTATCTGAAAGTAAGTTAACATCAAATTCTATATCGCCTATATTTTCAATACTTCTATATGATAGAGCAAACCCGAGTTCGCTATCAACTACACCACTACTAGTTTTATAAGATATTATCTTTGTACCAATTTGAGATACATTTTCTAAAGTTTGTGTACTTTCACCTTCTTGTGTAAATAGTTCAAAAAACGGTGCTTGGTTAACTGAATTTTTATTTTGTGATGCAACCCAATCTGTACCATTAAAATAAAACATCCTACCTTGAAAATTTATACCACTTTTTATTAAAACAGTTTCATTTATTAATGGGTCTGTATCGGTAGTTTCTTGAAGAGATAATTGTATGTTATTAATAAATTGTAACTGTTTAACTTCGTAAATTTTATTTTTTACTAATACATCAGTGTCACCTGTAAACAAAATACGCATGCCAGGAACAATATCAATGCCGTCGATATTATATGACGACTTACCTTCAATGATACTGAATACATCTGTAGTTATGTTATCAATTAAGTCAACATCTTTTTTAGTAATAGTACCAAAGTTACTTAATTTAAGATTAGGTTCAAATTCAATAATAGGTTTTTTTGCTTTTAATGATTCGTTAATAATCGGTATTTGATTATTAGCAGCAGCAGAAATTTCTATTACTGATTTATGAAACCATTTATTACTTCTTGCCCAATAACTTTTATCTTGGCTAGCTCTGTTACTTACAATATAATCTTTTGTGCCAGCGTATCCACTTGCATCATCAAATGGTAATCTATCAAATAGTTCGCTATCAAACGGAACATTAACATCTGTATTATAAGTAGTCGGAATATATAAATCTTCTTCAGCTATTAATGTAATTTTGTTACCAACACCTTCAACATACCATTCTTTAGTAGCATATGTTTCGGGATACACTGTACCTGTAAATCTAATCTTCATACCATTAGATAATTCAATACCGTTACCACTTGTATATTTTTTCTTTCCTATAACTTCATCTAATACATTAATCTCAGATGCATCTTCAACATCTATTATTTTAAAAATTCCGCTTTGGTTTATATCGTTTTGATTTACATAGTATAATACTTCAGGAGCAGTTGTAGAAACTTTAATGGTTAGTGTTTGACTACCGTCCTCATGAAAAACACTTGTTATACCGTCAGTATATTTAAATTCATCAGTGCCCGGGCGCTGAGTTCTAATTTGCATCGGCATGCCAGGAGTATTAATTTCAAATACATATGTTTGACCTTTAAGTAATTTTAAATCAGGATTACTTGTGATTCCATTTGGAGAAAATACATATGAATAATTATCAACATTATCTTTTTTAGTAACAGTATAAGTGCTTGTATTTTCAATGCTGTTGCCTGCAATAGGTACAGTCTGTGGACCATAAGGTAACCAATAATATTCTCTATAATTTATAAATTTATCAAAATCAATATGAGGATCAAATGAATAATATTCCTGTTCATTTAAATTAGAATGATTTGAAACAGTACCTTTTAAGTTTTTAATTTGATTAATATAATCGATATAATCTTTATAAAAGTTTACATTATCTAATTCGTCAACACTAATTGTTGCTGGTCCGAATTGATAATTATTCCTTAAACTATTTGTTTCAGTAGCATAATTATCTGTTGCTGTAAATGCTTTAGCTGTTTTTAATCCATAATATGCATTTAACTTTTCAGCAGTACCTTGTTGTATTAATTGATCAACTGTTGCTGATAAAAACTTTTTGTTTGGAAGGGTTCTAAAATACTTAGGAATAAACTTATCTGATTTGTTATTGTCATCACTAATCGGATATTCATTTTGATTATTATCGTATGCCATTCTTAATTATATTCCCCGGAGCTAAAATTTGCTGCTGAGCTTTGTATGCCCACTATAGAACTTGTATCACTAGTAATAACGTTGCCAGATGCTTTAAGTCTTGTTGCTGTTATTGCAGATATAACTTCAACATCGTCAACTTGTGCTGCATTTACAAATATTTCATCGTCTTCTGCCTTTATTTCAAACAAACTACCAAATGTTTGATCTACACTAGTTGGAACAATAACAAAAGTTTTTAAATTTGGAGCCATTTGCTGTGTTACATATGCTGATAATTCTTGGAAATAAAATGTATCTCCAAAGTCCCAATTTTCTAATGCAAAAAATTCATTCACATATGTAATTACATCTGCTTTTAATTGGTTATCTGTTATGACTACATTTTCATTTTTTACTATTTTAAATTTTGCTTGTAACAATGTAGGTGCCTTTTCTCCGAACAAAGGTTTATATTTTACAGGATGATAAATTACTTCATCACTAAGTGATTTTTGTTGATTTATTATTTGTCCAAAGTTTAAAAATAGTTGATCTGAACTTAACGGCAAAGGCGCAGTTTCTATCGATCCTTTTAAATATTTTCTATATTCAATATCGAATGTTTTTGTTAGTAAGTAAGTATCAATTATATTAGTACTGCTAGGATCAATTCTATAATTTTGATCTGCATTATGTATATATTGGAATTTAATATTAGATCTACCAACATATGATTTATAGTCATTTGTTATTTCTAATATACCATTTTCTATTTTATAAAAAGCATTTGTTGATGTATTATAAAAAACATCACCTTCGTTGTAACCTGCAATTATAATATCTAAATTATTAACTTTATAAACATTTGTACCAGGTGTGTATCTATAATCTTCTACTTCAGAAGATGGATTATATTTTTCTAACATAATAATTTTTTCAGATGCATTAATATTTGGTAAAACAATTTGTTCAAATATATCAGGATCGTCAACTACACCATCGTCGTCATTATCAAAAAAGTTAACTTCTATTTTTTTACTACTAATGTACCCTTCGCTATCCCTATATGACTCAGATATTTCCCAATCAAAATCTGTTGTTAATGGGTTAATTTCTTGAACATCTAATTTAGTGTTAATGTTTAATACTCGTATAGTATCAATTATTGTATTACCAGTTTTATTGTTATATATTTTATCTCTGCCATCAAAGAAAAATCTTACTTCTTCGTCTGATTCAAAAATATATCTCATAGAGCGTGTAGTAATTGTGTATGTATTACCATTAGTTTCAAATAATAACAACCAACTTGCGTCTAAATTTTGTGATGCAGTGTCACCGGCTCTACCTAGCCCAAATTCGTTTACAAAATTAATATTGTCTTCTGTAATAATTTTCCATCTTTCAACAAGATAATCATATCTTAATGCAAATGTCTTGTAAGTAAAAATTCTATCAATCATTTGTGATTTAACATCTGAACTGACTACTGTTGTAAGTGCTGGTATAATTTCTGCAATCGTTGGATTAATATTTGTCAACGACGGTATAATTTCGTTAAAAACAATATCTCCAGCATTGCTGCCATCATTTGCAACACTGATTACTTTAGCCCAAATATATTCAACCTGGCCTGCGTGTGGGTTGGCGGTGTTTGACATTAATGTAACATTGTTAGAAGTTTTCATAAAATGGAAGCCTGCAGGAGGAACAAATTTTACCATAGATCCAACAGTAAGATATTTTAAGCTAGTAGATGTAAACCCTCCAGTTTTTAAACTTAGGCCATCTAAATTTGCATCTGAAAATGATCCAGAACTTTCATTAGTACTAGACGAAAACTGTGTCCATATATAATTGTTTAAAGAAAAATCAATTCTTGTAAATTTATCATAATAATAATTTCTAAGTTGTTTCTTTGTAAGTATCGGTTGTATTGTATTAATTATTAAATTTTCAATATCATTACGAGTAGTAAATGTTAATCCATTTCTATCTAGATAGTATTCTTTATACAACACACCGTCATTACCATATATATTTGTTTTTGAATACTTTCCTGTAGAATCAATTAAATCAAAATATCTACTTATACCACTTGAAGTTCTATTTACACTTTTTGTTTTTATTATTTCTTGACTTATTGTGCTTGGCACAATATTATAATCTTCAGCCGTAACCATTCTATTTTGAGTATAATAAACTGCTGGAGCATTTAACTTAATACTTTCGTTTGTTTCAGATGATGCACTATTCAAGACAGAATATTTTAAACTTAATTCAAATGTTAATGTTTCTTCTATTCCTTCTGAAGAAAGATAATCAATGTCAATTGTAATTTTTTGCATACTATTAGCAGTAATATTTAATGACGAGTTTGCACTAGTTCTAAAATAACTTTTAAATGATCCTTGAGGAAGGTTTCCGAATATTCCGTCACTAAAGACTAAATCAATTTTATCATCTAAACGTGTAACTACGCTATAGATATTTTTTTGTGTACTTGATAAGTTATTGTAAACAGCATTGTTTCCTGTTGCACTATCAACTTTTTCCCACAAACCAGTTTCAAACCCGGATGTGTTTAATTGGTATAACCAAACATCTGTATTATTAACGTTATTAGTTTCAATGCTAATTACTTGATTAGTTGACGGTGTGTCAATTGTAAATGTTCCGTCTTCTAATAACCCTTGTTTAAAGTGCATAAAGAATCCAGTGTTTGAACTACCGAAACCTTTGTTATCATCTCTATAGATAAATCCTAAATTATTTCCTGCTAATGGTGGTTCTTCGATTATTTCATCAGATGTTAGTTCAGCTGAAACAACTTCAAACGGAATATTTTTCCCATCAATAACTTTTGAAAATCTATAGATCGGAAGATCAGTTGACGATCCGTTTAATTTATACTGTTGCGAAGATATATTGTTTACTTTAGCACTCTGTCTTGGGCGGCCAAATTTATTTGTTGACGGCAATGCTGCATTTAAAATTTTTGTAAATTGCTCGTACCAGTCAGGGTTAGTATTATCATTCCACAACACACTTTGACGACTAATATTTGATCCATTTGCATCTATAACATCTTCTGTAGTTTTAATTGACTCGACTTTTAATAAGCCACTTGCAGCTAAATTACGTTTTGCATTATAACTTAACAGCCTAGCTAATCTTAATATAGATTCCCTACGTTCTGCAAGCTCAAGAAAGTTTTCACGAGAATTTAGATCAATACGGAACGAAAGATTTTGACCTAAAAAACAAATCATATCAATTAACGCAAGATATTCAGATGACTCAATATAATCGTTAAAATCTTCTGGATAGTTTTCTCGTAGATAACTAATCATAGTTCGTCTTAGGTTATCAAAATCATAACTTTTAAAGTTTGCATTACGGAAAGATTGGTAAATTCTCTTCCAATCTTCAGCAACTAAAAGTCTGTTTTGTCTATCGGTTGATGACATATTCGTTCCTCATTTTAATTACTAATATTTATCGTATTAAGTTAAGTGCTATTATATTAATCCGTTGTTTTGATCAAATGTAAAACGTAGAGACTCTGTAATATTATACGGCAGATATGTAAGCGTTGTTTCAATTTGCAACCCATTTTCATAATCAGTTACAATTACTTCTTCTATTGTAACTCTAGTGTCATTTTGTAACACACGGTTTACATCATCTATAACTGCTTCTTTTAGCTCTTCAGTTAACGGCTCAAATAAGACATCCCAAATAATTGTTCCAAAATTAGGATCACTTAGTTTTTCTCCCTTACGTATATGAAAATGATTTATAATGTCTTGTTTTATAAGTGCAATATCGTTTAATCTGTAAGTTTTATTGTTAGGATTTATTGTGCTAAATCCTTTATACCAAGATTGTACAGATTGATCTGGAGTACTATTATTTTTAGTAACTTTTACTGTTTTGTATAAATTTTTCTGTGGCATTTTACTTCCTTAAACTGTACTATCTTCTGCACCAGCACTAATAGTTGATCCGTCTATAGGCACATCTAACTCTGCTGGTATTGCCCAGTTACGTCTAATAGTTAGTGTGTATTGACTGTTTGATTCAAATCTATAGTTTGATATTTTTGCATTGTCACCTTGGTTGCCGCCAAGCACTTTGAAACGTTTATTTTTTGTATCTACTTCCCAAACAAACCCTACATGGCCGCCGCCTCTAGTTTTTGATTTAAATACAACAACATCTCCTTTACGAATCTGTGATGTATTACGCCAAGCAACTTCTGCACCATAATTTTTGTATGCTTGCGAACTCATAGATTTTAAACCGCCTATTCCTGCTTCTTCTAAGGCCCAACTTACATAAGCAGCGCACCAAGCAAATGCCATAGAACTACTATCTCTTTCGTATGATTGATTACATACTCTATATGTTTGCAATATTCTTGGATTACCTGGATTACCTTTTTCAGTCCAATCCTGTGATAAACAATTTTGTAATAACGCCACAAGTCTTTCATATCCAGGATTTTGCGGAACAGGCCCTGTAACTTCTGCACCTGGAATAGTGCCTTGTTCTTGACCCGGAATGCCTCCTGATTCTATATCTTGTCTTCCACTTTGATTAGAATAAGATAAAAATTGTTGGTTAGTTACAACGTCTCCTTCGAGATTTTGTTCAAACTCACCGTCATAATTAAAACGCTGTGATTCTGTATTAGGAATCTCATCAGTGTAGATTGGAATGTTAGGACTTATAACTTCACTTGCTGGTATCACTACATTACACATTATCCAAATCCTCTATCATCTATAGGAGCATTATACCAAGTACTATCTGCATCAACTACTGCAAAGAATTGCTGATCATGATCTCTACCTAATTCATATCCTCGTTCAGTGCCAGCAATACAAAGTCTCATGTTACCTAATATGCCTCTTCCTTTATCTTTATATCTATCTTTCAAATATGCAGCGCAAACATCACACGAAAGTTTAAAATTAGAAAGAAGTAATCCTGGATCATCTACAATATCAACACCAAATGGATTATTGTCTGTAATCGGTGCATTTGTTAATCCTGCAAGTTTTCCGTAACGCTCATAATTTCCTTTACCGGTTAGCTGAATAAGTCCTCTACCGAGATAGTTTCCTCCATCACCTTCTACATTATTGCCCATACCTGGTCCTATTGTACTTTGATAACCGTATACTAATTCAAAAAACTGGAATTTATCTTTTTTAATTTCAGTTAATTGTGAATCGCTTACAGTTCTTGATGCACTAAAAATACTACGTATTCTGTCATTACTTGTTCCGCTGTAACTTGATTCTTCAGTAGCATTAATTTGACTTTCAGTATTTGCACATGCAATAGCTGCTTTTACAAATTCTTCATTAAATCCTGCTATAGTTCTTAGTGAAGCTGCAAATATTCTTGCACGTTCTTTTTTGTCTGCAATTTCTTCAGGTGTACCAGTTGGTATTTGTGAGCCGCCTAATGTAGGTGAAGATGTAACACCGCCGGGTGTATTACTTGCTGCAATTGACCCGTTTGGTGCAACACTTCCAGCTACATTTGCTGCTGTTCCTAAAGGTGCATTTGTACCTGTAACATTACTATTTCTTAAAAATGTATCAGGAGTCTGTGGCGGATAACTATCTATAGGCGTTTTACCTGCTTCTGTATTTTCAGGAGTATACGCTGCTGGATTTAAGTTTTCATGTTCATACCATGGTTCGTGTCCAGGGCGACGAGTTGTCTGTAATGCTTGTTGTGGCGGAACTGGAACAACTGGAGATGCAGAATCTGCAATTTCTGCATCGCCTGCTATAGCTGCTGTGCCAGCTGCTGGTCCGTTTAAGTGTATTTCTGCACCAGTTTGTGTAATGTTTGCACTAGCTCGTAAATCTAAGCCGCCGCCGGCTGCTGTTACAAGTGCTGCTGTGCCGGCATGTATGTCTGTTTGCTCTCCGGACGATAATTTAGTGTTTGTTGCAGACTTGACATCTATAGCAGCATCCGAATTTACGATTAAATTACCAACTGCTTTAACATGTCCATCGCCATCAGTTGTAATTTTTAAACCAGCACAAGCATCTATATTCATATTACTAGTTGTACCTAAAAATAAATCTTTACTACTCTGTAAAGTCATCTGATCTTGCGAAAGTAGGGTTGTACTTTGTTCACTATATAAAGATAAAGTACTTTGTGCATTTGCATTAAAACTTGTACCTGCACTAAAAGATGTATGTGTTCCTGTTTTTACATTTCGTTGATCGCCTGCAGATTCGCTATGATTTCTACCAACAACAGTATTCATATCTCGTATTGCAGTAAAATTAATATCTCTATCTGCGGTGAAATTTAAATCTTGCGCACTATGTACACTAATGCTATCTTGTGCATAGATGTCAATTTTACCGTTTGCTGTTAATTCTATCCAACTACTGCCACTACCATGAGATATGTAAACTAAATCTTCTGTATTATGAAGTAAAATTTGATGACCTGTTCTTGTACGTATTCTTGTAAGTTCATTTGCAGGTAAAGTTTTATCTCCACCTGATTCACCAGCACGTTGATTGGTATATTCCATAGGCGTATCTTTAGCCGGTCCTCTGCGTAACTGGGTTTCGTCACCGTCGTCCATTACAAAACTAGAACCGCCTAAACGATTTACAGGTATTGTAGCTTTGTGCTCTTTATCTCCGTATCTAACCTTAGGGGCGCCTGGTCTTTTGTCTAACGGCCCGGGTGTATTCCATCCATAAACATTAGATACTGCTCCTCGTCTAGCAGAAGTAGTACTAAGTCCTCGAACTTCGTCTTTATCTAATCCTTGATCAAACATTCTATTTGCATAATCAACGTTGACTGGTTTGTTATAAGCAGTTGGATGGTCACCTCTTGTTTCTAATAGTTTATTAAATTCACCTACAGGTAATTTTGTACCTGTACTGTTGTAAGAAGTAGAAGCTCTACCGTCAGGAACCATAAAGTTCATATGTGTATCTTGTACACATCCTATCCAATATCCTTGATTAATTTTTCCTTCAGCAAATATTACAAGGACTTTTGTTCCAATGTCTGGCGGGACTGCCCAAAATCCGTAACTTTTTTGTGTAGCATTGTATTGATCTTTTTTGCCGCTTCCTGCAAGAGGACTAACTCCGTAAAACGGACTTAGATATTTTACCGTTACTAACTGTCCTGACTTTTCAGGACTATTTCCTGATGATGAACTTTTTAGTAATTCAACTTCTAAACCACCTCCGTAATACGGATCTAGATGACTTACTATAAGTGCTTCGTAAGGTCCAGCATTATGTAAATCAGGCGTCAGTGCTTTTTTATTACTGCGTTTATCTTTCATTAAAATCCTCGTATAATACCACGGTTAATATCTGCTAAACGATTATTAACATTTTCTGTTCGAGCTGTTTTTGCTAAAGCTACTTGTTCTTTAATTGTAGGGTTATCTTGTGCATTTGCTGCTGCCGGAGTTCCTGTTGCTCTACCTGTATTATCTAACACTGCGGATTGGCCGTTAAATTGTTTGTATACGCTTTGTCCTGTTGATCTTCCTTCTTGATTAATTCTACGTATGCATTCTAATTCTTGTGTAAATTTTCCGCCAGCCCATCTTGATTGAACTTTAATTACCTTATATAACCCACTAAACGGTTCTACAGGAACTGTATCTTCTGGAAAATCCATAAGTCCTGTATTATCATTATAATCAATTGGAGTTCTAAAATTTATAATAATATCAACTTCACTTCGTTGATAATCCATTTGTCCGTCTTGTGTAATATTTAATGTTCCAGGTCTACTATTATAATTTCCCATTCCGCTGTCAGACAGATAATAAGGATCTCCCATAATATTAAAAGTAATTGTAACTAAATCAACCCGGCTGTTTACTATACTATCATGGAAAGATCTAGCAACTCTAGTAGCAACGCTTTCATTGCTGCCGCCTCCTATGTTACCAGTACCGTGTGTTCCTGTTTTACGTATACCGCCGCCGTTTTGGCCTGCAGAACCGCCTTGGCTAACTGTTGATTGAGCTTCTCCGGTTGCACTTGTACTAGATTTTGTAGAAGTAACACTAGTTGCTGAAAGTGCATCACCGTCAGCACTTACTGCACTAAAAAATTGATTATTTAGATTAATTTCAAAATCTAATATATCATTATTTGCACCGGTATAGATATAATCATATTGTTTATTAGCAAGTTGTTTTAATCTTTCAAATCCTGGAGCAGTTTGTGTTGGACTAGAAATTGTTGCTAGATGTACTTTATATGGTACAACTTTATATACATAAATTTTTGGTGTTGTACCTGTTCGACGTTGTTCTTCAGCATCTGCTATCGGATATACTTCGGTTTCAATTTTAAACCAATCAACCATTCCAACAGAATCAGGACGAGGTTCGGCAAATTTTTTACCGTAATCACTAATAATTACAAGTTCTTCAATAATATCTTGTATTTTTGAACCTTTAGGAAACGTATAAGTTCTTAAATCATGACTTACACTCATTTTATCATTTTCAAATAATAATGTTTCTTCGTTATAAGTTAAACCTGCTTTATTTAAAGGATGATTTCCTGGAACATCAATACTATCTGCAAGTGTAGATTTACCAATACTATTAACATTGCCACCTATATTCTCTTTTAATTTTCCCGATATGTTTGATTTACGTGCAATATATTCTTTTGAGCTTTGAGTAACTGCTGCTCTATTAGTTGAATTTCCGATTCCAATGCCTAAATCTCCAATATTAAATCTAGGTACACTAGGAGCATTGCCGTTTTGTGTCATATCATAAAGTACACTCTGTATATTACCTCTGCTATCTGCTGATCCTGCGCTACCGCTGGTAGATGCAACATCTTCAGGAAAAATAATTACAAATTCACTAGGTCTAGCTCCTTGTCCTACTTGAATTTGTTCTAACAGTTGTGAATTAATTGTAGCAGATAAACTTTGGGGACCTGACTCTAAAATTTCATCTAATGTAGATCCTGTTAATTCGACATCATTAGTCATTGTTTGTATTGCATTAGTAAGACTAATTTCATTATACGGAACTGCGGTGACATCATATACAGTGCCGCCGCCAGTAACATTCATATCCATGTTTACTATTTTAAGAGGAAAAAATCTTTTACTTACACTACCAATAAAATTGCCATCTTCATCTTGACCTAAAAATTCTAAAGTAAGCAATAGAGGAGTTTCGAGATAATTTCTATATTCTTCAGCAGCAGCAATTTGTAGAGTTTGTAAAAATAAACCCATGCTATACGGTTCCATTACTTTAAACTGAATGTTAGTAGCATTTGTAGCTCGCTGAGAAGTAGTTGGTGCAATAATTGCTTCAATGTCTATATCATCTATAAAGTATTCTAATCTTCCAGATTCGCCTTCATATGCAGTTATAGCTTTTGTTGCTGCTAATCCTCCGCCACTTTGTAATATTGTCTTTACACTTTGACCTGCTCTATAAGTTTTTTCAGGATATGCCATTTGAGTACTTGATAATACTGCTAAAGTAAATTTAAATGTTCCGTTTGAAAATTGTTCTAATTCGTTAGATTGTTTACCCGTGGTACCTATACTACTACTAAACTGCGGTATTATAGATTGTTCATATTCGCCGTCATTAAATTCTCGTGCTGTTTGATTGAGCTCGTTTGTTCTGCCTGCAACATACGCTTTGATAATATCGTCACTTGATACCATGCTATAATCCTAAAAGTTCACGTAAAGATGGTCCGTTTAGTAAGTATATTTGTGTGCCTGCTTTAAAATCAAAAACAGGATCGATTAATATATCCATATTTCGCTGTGCAAACACCCACCATAATTTATGATTATTATATATGTAATTTGCAGCTAGATCAGGACGTTGGTGAAATATTGGTTCAATAGTATATAACACATCACTTGTTGTTTTTGGCACTGGTCTGACTTGTAACAAATCTAAATAATTTTCTGTATACGGAGTTGCTGCATAAGGACTAGATGAATTGTACGCCATTACATGAATCCTCCACCTGTTTTAAGATAGCCGCCACTTATAAACTTATCTAGACTAAATTGCTCTACCTTACGTCTACTATATTGCGGTACTAATGTAAGTGCAATTTGACACTTAACAGGTACAAATGTTTTTCCACCGCCGCCAAATGTTGTTTCAATATAATCAACATCAGACGGTAAGTCAATCATAAATGTTTGTAATAATACTGGAATATTATTGAACACAAATTGCCCGTATCCGTTTAATTTTAATAAAGGTGGTGGGTTACCTTGGTTAGATGTTTCGCCGTATGCCATTTTTGTTGCACTTCTTAAAAAGTGCATCACAGCAACCCAATATTCTGCGTCAGCTTCTGTCTGTTGAACAAAGTCTCCTGTGATTGTCATTTGATCAACTTGGCTATTTTGATAAGCATAAAATGGATAATTACTATGTACAGGATGCATTGCATCATAATTTGCTGTATGATTAACAATAACTGTAGGAGTATAAGGAAAAACTACACCACCGGTAATAGATAACGGCGCCATTATATCAGTATAAGATCCTTTCTTATATCCAAGTTTAACACGCCAATCAGAATTATAACCTGACCAAACTGCATTAGAAGTTGTGCGTTGCTGCATAACACCGTCTCTTGGTGCTGACGACATTCTTCCGTATTCTATAAATTCACTTATTTCTTTGCCATTTTGATCAGACGCTTGGTAAGATCTAGTACTTCTAGTGGTCATAATAATAAACTCCTATACTACTATTTAGTTGACAAAATTAAGTATGTATATTATAATATATAGTAAATACAATCTAGTTAGGAACTATAAATGAGAAGACAGAATTATCTAAACAACAAAGATATGCTAAAAGAAATACACAAATCAAAGATGAGTTTTTGTAGTTATTTAGAAAAAGATTATGCACAATTTGACATCATTTTACCCGGAATTGAAAAAATCAATGTTAGAACTATTGCAGAAGCAAAACGCAATAAAGCAAAACGTTTGGGCAATGCTGATTACGAAGCACGTAAACTAGCTGGAGAAAAAGTAAAACAAGCCGAATGTGAGATTGATTATAGAAAAATTACAAAAGAAGAATTAATATTTCGTATTATGACATTTGATCATATACCCGACGAACCTGGAAGGAAAAAAACTCCTAAAACAATTGCAGATACAAAAACAAAATTAAACTTCCCTCCCTTTCAACATTATAAATTTAATGATCAAGGAGAATTATACTGTGTAGGTAAAAGTCATTGGGTTGGTGCTATGGGAAACGGTTATTTTAGTAAAGATCATGGAAAAGCAACAAATAACCTTGCATTGATGTGGATGAAATTGTGTGAACGATATGCAACAAGGGGAAATGTACGTGGTTATACATATAACGACGAAATGCGAGGACAAGCAATTTTACAACTGGCACAAATTGGTTTACAGTTTGATGAGTCAAAATCTAACAATCCATTCGCTTATTACACAGCCGCCGTTACAAACTCATTTGTCCGAGTTATTAATATTGAAAAACGAAATCAAAACATCAGAGACGACATCTTAGAACAAAACGGATTAGATCCTAGTTATACTAGACAACATGCAGGAGAATGGGAAGCTTCTGTAAAACGAGAGCAAGGTATCAAATAAACCTCTTGACTAATCATACATAATCGTATATAATTGTATATGTAATCGTATATAAAAGGATTTTCATTTGTTTAAAAAAGCAGCAGTCTTTACAGACATTCATTTTGGATTAAAAGGCAACAGTCGTGTACATAATGACGACTGTGAAGCTTTTATAGACTGGTTTATAGAACAAGCACAAGCTGCTGGTTGTGAAACTGGTATCTTCTGTGGAGATTGGCACCACAATAGAAATGCACTTAATCTTACTACAATGGATGCAACAATACGTTGTATGGAAAAATTAGGTGCTGCATTTGAGAAGTTTTACTTCTTTGATGGCAATCACGACTTATACTACAAAGACAAACGTGATGTAAATTCAACAGCATTTGCACAATATATTCCTGGTATTACATTTATTGACGAGATTACTACTATCGACGATGTAACTCTTGTTCCGTGGTTAGTAGGCGAGGAATGGAAGAAACTTAAAGAAATTGATAGTAAGTATATATTCGGTCATTTTGAACTTCCTAGCTTTTATATGAATGCAATGGTTCAGATGCCCGATCACGGTGAACTTAGAGCCGAAGACTTTGCTAATCAATCTTATGTGTTTAGTGGTCACTTCCACAAACGTCAACAACAAGGCGTAGTACACTACTTAGGTAATGCATTTCCACACAACTATGCTGATGCATGGGACGATGAACGTGGCATGATGATACTCGATAAAGAAAACGATGCTGAACCTGTATATATAAACTGGCCAGATTGTCCTAAGTATAGAACTACAACGCTTAGTCGATTACTTGATCCTAATCAAAATATTATAAAAAATAATATGTATTTGCGTGTTACTATTGATGTGCCTATTTCATATGAAGAAGCAAGTTTTATTAAAGAAACTTATATTAGTCAATATAAGTGCAGAGAAATTACACTTATACCGCAAAAACAAATTGAAGAAATAACAACCGAATTAGATATATCAACATTTGAAAGTGTTGACGAAATTGTATCTAAAGAAATATCAGCTATTGATAGTGATAGCTTTAATAAGAAACTTCTATTGGACATCTATAACGAATTATGATACGTATTAAAGATTTAACCGTAAAGAATTTTATGAGCGTTGGTAATCAAACTCAAGCAGTTGATTTTGATAAGGAACAACTAACTCTTGTATTAGGTGAAAACTTAGACCAAGGCGGCGACGATACAGGATCACGCAACGGCACAGGTAAGACAACAATCATTAATGCTTTGTCATATGCGCTGTATGGTACAGCACTTACAAACATCAAACGCAACAACTTGATCAATAAAACTAATTCAAAAGGCATGTTAGTTACATTACATTTTGAAAAAGACGGCCAAGATTATAGAATAGAAAGAGGCAGATCGCCTAATATTCTTAAGTTCTATATAAACGACCAAGAACAAGAAATGATAGACGAGTCACAAGGTGATTCACGCAAGACACAAGAACATATCAATAATCTTCTTAATATGAGTCACGACATGTTTAAGCACATTGTTGCATTGAACACATATACAGAACCGTTTTTAAGTATGCGTCAAAATGATCAACGTGCTATCATCGAACAATTATTAGGTATAACTATCCTAAGTGAAAAAGCCGAAGTGCTAAAAGAACAAATACGCACTACTAAAGATGCTATTACTGAAGAAACTCTAAAAATAGAAGCTATACAATCTGCAAATAGTAAAATTGAAAGTACTATTACTAGTCTAAAAAATACACAAAAAGCATGGTTATCAAAAAGACGCACAGATAGCGATAATTTATTATCTGCAATCGACGAATTAGAACATTTAAACATTGATATTGAGTTAGAGTCGCACGAAAAACTTTCTAATTGGAATGAACATAATAATGCTATTTTGGCTCTTAGAAAAGAATTAAGCACATTAGAGCCTGCACTATTACGTGCTAACAAGAGTGTTGAAAAGGCGTCTAAAGATATCGCAGATTTAGAAGATGCTGTTTGTTATACGTGTGGGCAAGAACTACATGCAGACAAAAAAGCAGAAATTGCAGAACGCAAAAACAAAGAACTTGCAGATGCACTAACATATCAGACAGAAGTTTCAGATAAAGTAGTTCAAGTAATGAAAACGCTTGAAGAGATCGGCGATATCAACAGCAAGCCTACTACATTCTATGATACTGCAAAAGAAGCATACGAACATAGACAAAATGTTGATAGTTTAAAAACTGCTCTTACTAATAAACAGGACGAAATTGATCCGTATCAAACACAAATTGATGAGTTAAGCAGTTCGGCTCTTGTTGAAGTTAATTGGAATATAGTTAACGAACTAACAAATCTAAAAGAACATCAAGAGTTTTTACAAAAATTACTTACAAATAAAGATAGTTTTATTCGTAAGAAAATTATTGATCAGAATCTAGCATATTTAAATAATCGACTTACATATTATCTTGACAAACTAGGATTGCCACATCAAGTTGTGTTTATGAATGACTTAAATGTTGAAATTACACAACTAGGTCAAGACTTAGACTTTGATAACTTGAGCAGAGGCGAACGTAACAGACTTATCCTTGGCATGAGTTTTGCATTTAGAGATGTTTGGGAAAGTTTGTATCAAAATATCAACTTGTTGTTTATTGATGAATTAATCGATAGTGGCATGGACACAGCAGGTGTTGAAGGATCACTAGCAGTTCTTAAAAAGATGGGCAGAGAACGGAATAAAAATGTTTATTTAATTTCACATAAGGATGAATTAGTTGGACGAGTAAATCACGTTATGAAGGTTGTTAAAGAAAATGGATTTACAAGTTATGCTAATGATATAGATATTATAGAATGAGCGATGTACACGATAAATTAGTAGAAGCATATCTACAATACTTTAAAGCTAACGAAAAATTTGAAGCTCGAAATAGTGTTAGAACACACAGAGAAAGCAGAAAATTCTTGCGTGAAATTAGAATGTATGCTAAACTAAGAGCAGATGAAATACATATAAAGCATAATACTACTAGAGTTCGAAAAGGCAATTAATTTTTAGTGTTTGCTATAAGTAGCATATGCACTGGACTTACAAAGGCAAAAAAATTACGGAAATACCAGACGAGTACGAAGGATTCGTTTATCTAATAACGAATAAAAAAACTGGTCAGAAATACATAGGCAAAAAACTAGCAAAATTTAAAACTACTAAGCCACCTCTAAAAGGCAAGAAGAATAAAAGACGCGGCACTAAAGAAAGCGATTGGCGGACTTACTGGGGTTCTAGTGATAGGCTAAACGCAGATGTAGCAAAACTAGGCGAAAAGAATTTTACAAGAGAAATATTATACCTATGTAAAGGTAGAGGCGAAATGTCCTACATAGAGGCAAGAGAACAGTTTGATCGTAGAGTACTTGAAACAGATGAATACTATAACGGTATTATTAATGTTAGAGTCGGCGGATCAGACAAACTCAAACAGGCATTGCTAGAACAACACATCCAGGCAAAACAATCCAACACATAAGGTTGGCGGGCCAGTTCGAAAATACCG